GACATCGAAATAACCTGGCGCTTCGACGGCCACGCTGCGTACCTTCCACTTGATACTTATGAGGCCTTAACCGCATCGGAGGTGTCTTTCAATAAGGCTCTCGCCTTAAAGGAGGCTCCAAAGATGCTTAAGGCGGTTAGTCCCTTCTCTAGGGACTACTCGCTCTTTCGCAATGCGGTGGAACTTCGCGATCTTCCCCGGAGTATTCTGCAATTACAGAAAACTCTTGAGAATCTTCGAAAAGTTTTTGATTCCTTCGGTCGCGCGTCTTCTACTAGAGATCTAGTTTTTGATCTCAAGCGGTCGGCCCGCGACATCCCGAGTGAGTATATTGGTTATCACTTCGGATGGAAACAAACCTACAAGGATCTCGTGGAATTGATGGAATTGCCCGAAAAGATCACCAAGAAGATTAACTTCTTGATGGCCCGTTCTCGCAAAGCCACAACGTTTCGCACCAGTAAAAAGTTCCTTACTGGTGCTTCGGGTGTCTCCGGCTTCGTATACCACACTATCTCGAATTTTGAGTTTAACCAAACTCAGACTTCGAGGATCGTTAGAGAGTCTGAACTACGCCTTGTTGTCAATGCGTTGTTCGACTTTCCTCCGATCAATAATGTCTCGCTCCGATTCAACCAGGTATGGTATGATCGTGCGGGGATCAATCCCAGGTTCATTGACATCTATAACTTGATGCCGTGGACCTGGCTCGTTGATTGGTTTACTGGTCTTGGTAATTACCTCGAACTCATAGAGGAAATGAACCATGACCAGTCTCTAATCAACTGGGGCATGCTTACTTGCCATACGGAAGGTAAGCTTGTGACTGATTGGTATTCCGATGTTCCTCAGTATCGCACCGTCCATCTGGACAATGTTCTGAAAGAGGAATCGGTTACGGGTTTGCCGTACCGACATCAATCGACATTGTTCTACGAGTGCAGAACGCGCCAGGACGTAGCGACCCTGTATGATGTGAACACTACTAGCACGCCGTCTAGTTTAACGGCGTACCAGCATTCCATCCTTGGATCACTTTTACTCCAGCGATGGAATAAAATTAGACCGTCATAGATTAGAACCCTATGATTGTCCTCATTTATACAACCGACTAGGAGACGTCCAATGCTTGCCGACCCTGTTGACGTTGCAGCCGCATCCCCAACGCCTGCTCTTAGCTTCAAGATTGTGAAGCAAGACGGCTATGGTTCAGAGCGGAGAGACGCGACGGCGGGTTATACCGTCATCACGAATCACCAAACTCTGAAGGGCGGAGGTGACAAACACTACCTACAGATGCTGAAGGTAGTTGTCGCCCCCGACCCAGTTACGGGCGTGAACAAGAAGTATACTGCCTCTTGTTCACTCACAATCGTACGGCCCGTCACTGGCTTTACAGATGCCGATGTTGTGGCACTCTGTAAGGCCTTGACGGACTACCGTGACGATTCGCAAGTCACGACTGCAAGGTTGATCGGCTTCGAATCTTGACTACTCTATAACGGGGCCTCGTGGTCCCAGAAGGGATCTACGATGTTCCGTAATATGAATAGTTATAGAATCGAGCTCTTCATCTCCTTTGCCCTCCGTATTATCCTCTGGTTCGGTCTAGCCATGATTGTTTACGTCATGGCTGGCTGTTCCAACAGGATCGTTACGGACGGCACTGCCAATAGCAATATTGTCAGGCAGAACGCGCAGTTATGCGTCGGGTTGAAAGCGGACTCGGAATCATGTACCCCACTACTTGGAGGAAATGATGAAAAGTCCGATAGAGCTCCTCTTCAGCCTGCTAAATGATATACGCAGGCTGAACCCTGGTGTGAAAGGGCTTGAGCGTGACAAAATCACGCTCGAGTGTAGGTTCGAAAATGAGGGTCTTAGTTTCCTAACCAAGACCTTACCTACCTTATGTGACTCCTTTGTACAAGGACTCTCAACGGGTAGGTTCACCTGCCCTGCGGGTTTTAAAACGATCCGCGGGGGAACAATCCCGAGACTCTTTTCGGGTATGTTCTGTGAGATATTCGAACCTTCTACTGGGCACCTTAG